CAGATCCTGGTCATCAACGGCACGATGTGCACGTTGATCTGGCCTTCCATGATCTGCCAGGCACCCCAGTGGTTGGCCTCCCCCATCCCGGACAGGATGCTTGGCTCGATGTCCATGGCCAGGGCGAACCGGCGGATGGCCTCGTTGCGCAGGTCCAGGGCCTGCTTGGACAGTTCGCTGGTGAACTGGATCAGGTCGATCTTGCCCAGAGCCTCCATGGGGGCCTCGGCGAACGTAGGCACGACCCCGGCGGCCGTACCTTCACCTCTCAGGGACGCTTCACCAGTTCTCAGCAGCCGACTGGTCAGTGCCTCGGAGGACGTCAGCGGGTTCCCGTCCTGGTCCACCTCATCCGGGAACGACATCTCCTTCGGGATGAACATCAGGCCGGCGGACACCAGCCGGGAGTCGATCTGTGCGAACACGTACCGGGTCAGCCGCTCAATCTCCCAGAGCATGGGCATGGCCGCCCGGGTGGGGGAGTCAGCCCACAGGTTCCGGCGAGGGTGCGGTGTCCACACCCGGATGACAAGATCCTTATTCGGGTCCAGCTCCTCCTTGCTGCCGTCCGGGGACAGTTGCCACATCCTGTTACCCCAGCGCTTCAGCTCGGAGGTGGACACGATGTACCACTCATCCGACTTGGGGTCCTCGGTCCCCCGGCCCACAATGAAACAGTCCCCGGCGATGGTCAGGTTGATCCCCAGCATCCGGAGAGCTTCAGCCTTGGACGGCGGACCCCCGAACAAAGTGTCCGCTAAACCGGCGACCTTTTTATTGGTCACCTCTTTCTGGACGCGCCCGTTGTCGTCCACCTGGGCTACGTAAATCCTGACCCGCGAACAGGCAGCCCCGACCCAGTTCGCCACGAAGCGTAGTTCCCCGACGATGTCGTACAGGCGCCAAGCCTCGGTTTGCCAGGTGTCATCCCCGAACTTGTACGTGCGCCAACCGACCCCGTCCAACTTGATACGAGCCGCCGAGGCGACCAGGCTCTGGCCAACGTGAGCTGTCGGCTGAACCTCAGTTCTCCTGCGGGGGAGGCGCACGGTTTACCCCTGTCGGTCGATCAGTAGACCGCTGAGCATTGAGGCAGCGGGGATAGAGAAGGCCGCTATCACCCAGATGTTGGGCCAGATAGCGGCGGCCGGCATTATTGGAATAGCGACCCAGATAGACGTACACCAGGGACAGTGAGCCAGGTAGGACGGCTTGGAATCCTCGCCCCAGCGCTTCACCACCCAGCGTCGGTAGCCGTCGGACAGGCGATCGTCGACCAGGAACCTGGTCACTCTGGCAACAGCCAGAGCTGCCACGACCAGCGAAATAACGACGTGTCCGACGATCACGCGGATTAGCGTAAGGGGCTCGACCTGTCAATAGCTAGCATCCCACGCGCTCCTGACATTTGCCCCACCCCTCCCTGGTAAGGTAGTGTGGCAGCGTACGACGGCTCACGTCGCCTCTGTACCGCTCAGAAACGACACGTCATTCTCCAGCCGCCTCGCCCCAGCCCCCAACGACGAACCATCTCGCATCCGCTCCAAGCGACGAACCAGCTCATACCAAGTCCAGTCCGCTCTAGTCCGACGAGTCAAGTCAAGACCAGCCCGCTCACCGCTGCTCGCTTCGACTGGTCTACTCGCCAGACGACGCTGGTCGCCACGGCAGCTCTACACGTCAAGTCCTCCCTTTACGACAAGCCTGCGCAATCCACATCCATTCACCGCAGCACCTCCCCTTGCGACAGATCAGTTCGATCCAAATCAAACCCCCCACGACAACAGAAGGCCACCCTGGTGTGAGTCAGGGTGGCCTTCTTCGTGCTCAGGTTACGGGACTGGAGGAGGCGGAGGAGGTGGCGGAGCACCGTCAGGGGTGACCTCTTCAGGTTCACCGGCTTCGATGGTGAGACGTTCCGCGAGCCCGGCCACGACCACGATCTGAAGGTCGCCGCTCAGCGTCTGGCCACCAGCCGTCGCGTCCACGTGGACGTTGGCGGTGCCAAGGGTTCCGGTGGCCGCTGCTTCAGCGGTGCCGTCGCCGTTGTCGGTGAGGTTGATGATCGTTGGGTCGTCAACGGTGTACGTGACACTGGCATCAGCGGGAGCATCGGTGGGGTTGCCGACCTCATCGGTGTAGGAGGCGCTGAGGGCAACCTTCTTGTCGGCCTGGAGATCCATGATCAGATCAATCCTTCCTGCGAACGTGTGATACGGGGGGCCTTTGATGGTGCGGTCGGAGGGATCTGTATCACGTGGGGCACCGACCCGCAGTACCAGGCCCAAGGGACGGCAGCACTTGTTACGGACCCTCCATTCCAGGACTGAATCACCGAGGTCCCAGGTGGGCATCGGTGCCTCCTATCGGAACAAGTTGTTCAAATCGTACAGGTCCTGACCTAGGTGGAAATCGTACCGAGATGGATCACTCACCCGCATCTGTCTCCGCTCGCCAGCCATGAGGTTGATCGATGCGTGGACCATGGCGTCCATGCGGTCAGGACTTTCCCGGGTTGATGTTGGATCAAACAGCACCATCTGATCTTCAAGGTCTGGCCACTCACCCACCAGGTGCAGCCGGCCCTGCTCGCAACGCATGGCCACCGGTTCAGCCCGCGTCTTCTTCCCGTGGCGAGCGTGGACCGGCTTCATCGGTGGGGTCGTGGCCCTGGGGAACATCCCCAGCTCCACGCACTCGGCGTATGCGTCCTGAAGCACCTCCTGGAGGTAGCGCTTCCCTAGGTTCTCCTCATACACAACCAGGTCAGCGGCGAACTCGGCCGCCGCACGCCAGATGGCCAAGGCTGCCGCTCGACCTGAGTCTGGTATGGACCGATCGGCCAGGATGTACTGCTCGTTATCCTTGGTCCGGCACGCGACCACGATCCCAGTCAGTGCCTCCTCTCCCGTCAGGTTCGGGTCCACGCCCACGACTGTGGCCACTACGTCAGCTGGGTCTGGTGGCTCAAGGACACGATGCCGGACGATGTCCATCCGCTTGAACAGTCCACCAGTGGTCAGCTCCAGCAGCTTGCCGTACAGCTCCTGTTCACCGAGGGCGGTACCGTGATAGCGCAGCTTCAGCTCCCGCAACGCATGGGAGCTGAGGTTGGCCGCATTGTCGAATGTGGACCCGGTGATGACGTGGATGGTGGAGTCTTCCCGAGCCAGCCACTCGATGAGGAGCTTGATCGGCTTCGGGGTGGTGGTTACGAAGGCCCGGGGATGGTCGTTGACCAGGTCGGCTCGGAGCGAGGGGAGCAGCCCTTCGTACCAGGTTTCGTAGGGCTTGATCCACTTGGCCATCTCGTCGCAGAGGACTCCAGCTGAGTTGTATCCGCGCCCGGTGTCCTCGTCGTCGGCCCCCTCCAGGTAGATCTTGGCCCCATCGGGGAACAGGATCATGGGCCGGGGGCTCTGCTTGTATCGGTGCTCCACCTTGCGACGCACCAGGACGTTCAGAATCCCACTGGGGCCCTCCGCGTTGATGGTTCGGGCATCAGCCAGCGTGTCAGCTACCACCAGCCACTCAGTCGGCACCCCCTGCCGGTCGAACGGGTGCCTGATGACCTGCTCGACGATCCACTCCGACCCGGCCCTCGACTTCCCGGCCCCACGTCCAGCCATGTACAGGTAGATCAGCTCCGGACCCTGGGGCGGGATCTGCTCCGGCCTGGCTACGTACCACCATTCGCCCCGGTTCATCTCGGCCAGGGCCTCTTCCGGCAGCGAACGCACGTAGGTGGTGCGCACGTCTTCCGGTAGACGGGCGAGCCGTTGAGCCAGACTCAGACCCATGGCGATCATGGTAGGCGGAAACGGGCAAAAAGAAAGCCCACTGTCACAGGGAACAGTGGGCTGTCAGGCGGGGATGTGGAGATCGGGGATGAGGGGGGATGTCGAGGCGGTGCGGAACGACTAGGGCAGGCCAGTGGTGTCGTACCCGGATCGTAGCGTGTCCAGGTGCTCAAAACCCTACCAGGGGGACTACCCTCATCAGCTATGCTCCCCGATCCCGATCAAGCTATTGCCCTGGGCCGTGCCGTGGTGGCCGATGGGCGACTGAAGCAGCTGCGGGAGGATCTCGGGATCACCAGACGGGCCATGGCGGAGTTGCTCCACACCAACCTGATGACCTATTCCACGTGGGAGAGGCGCCCGGAGACCAGCCTCCGCAAGGCCACCGCTGGACGGGTGGG